CCTGCCAGCCGGGATTTACGTTGTTGCACTGACGCTTGAGGTGGCCGGGATTCGGTCAGTTGAGTCCATCGGAAATATCACGCTACAAGCCCCGCCAGATCGCGCCCCGCTGCCTAGTCATGCGCGGAAAATGGTTAAAGCTTTGGAAGCCCACCTTGAAGGCCGAATCAGCGACGACGAAGGCCGAGGGCTTGAGACTTACACGGTCGGAGGCGTGCCGATTACCAAGATATCTTTGATGGACGCTCGCGAGCTTTTGACCAAATACCGGCGCGACCTCGACACCGAGATCGCCAAGGCTCGCGCAGACGCTGGCCTTTCCAACGGTCGCACCATTTACTCTAGATTCGAATGAAACCTCTTCTCTACGGCCCCAACAACAAGCCCATCCGCACGCGCAATTTCGACGCGGCCAAGGGGACTCGATACACCAACGATTGGGTCGCCGGGACAGGCCCAGCGGATAACGCGATCAAGCAGGACGCCAAGTCACTGCGCGATCGTGCGCGGGATTCTGAGAGGAATGACGGCTACATCGAGGGCGCGTTGATGGCTTTGGAATCCAACGTCATCGGCCAGCATGGTATCCGCATGAAATCGCTCGCCCGTCGAGCAGATGCGAGGAGCAAAAAGGGCTTGTCGAACAGCGCCGACAACAACGCGAGAGCGAAGGTCGAGGAGGCTTGGGAAGATTTCTCCCGGCGTGGCAATTTCGATGTCACGCGCCAGTTTTCACGCGCTGCTTTTGAGCGTCTCGCCTTGCGGTCTGCGGTTCGCGATGGTGGCTTTTTGACCCGCACCATTGAGGGCTTCCCTAAAAACGATTTCCGCTTTGCCGCGCAGGGCATCGAGATTGACGCGCTCGATCCGCACCACCGGAACGATGCCGCCCGTATCTACATGGGCGTCGAGTTTGACGAGTGGGATGAGCCGATTCGGTATCACTTGCGCAAGATGGACCCGAAGAGCGGTCGCTACACTCGCGAGACGTTCGCAGTGCCTGGTGACAACATGATCCACACCTTCCTTGCTCGACGGATCAACCAGAGCCAAGGCTATTCGTGGCTTGCCAATGCCCTCCTTCGCCTTCGCCATCTTGCCAAGTTTGAGGAGGCCGAGGTGATCGCCGCCCGTATCAGCGCCAACAAGCTAGGCTTTTTCAAACAGACCGGAGAAGCCCAATACACTGGCGATGAGGACGACGACGGCAAAGCCATTGCGCCCTCCGCACCAGGCACGTTTGAAACGCTTCCCCACGGCGTCGAGGCCCAGATGATTGATCCCGCGCATCCGAATAGTGCGATGCCTGATTTCCGCAAGGCCATTCTGCGCGGCGTCAGCCCCGGCATTTACGTCAATTACAACACTTGGGCACAAGACTTGGAAGGCGTTTCGTATTCGTCCATCCGGCAGGGCGTCCTTTCAGAGCGCGACATTTACAAGATTCTTCATTCTTGGTTCATCGACACGTTTGAGATTCCGCTTTTCGAGCGTTGGCTACGAATGGCCCTGTTAATGGGCAGGATTGAAGGCTATACCCTCCTCGACTTCGACCGCCTCTCCCATGTCGAGTTTTCCGGCAGGACTTGGACTTGGGTCGATCCGGTCGGCGACATCGAGGCCATTGAGCGCGAAATCGCTCTTTCACTTAATTCGCGCGAGCGTGCGGCCAAGGATCGCGGCTTAAACATCGACAAGATCATTGCCGAGAATGAGGCCGACAACGCCAAGTTGGAAGCAGCAGGGCTATCTACGGCAATTGGGAAAGCGCCGGCGCCTCCCGGTAACGTTTAAAGCTCGCCCCAGCATTTCCGAGGAACCGAGGAGATCACGCTCAGACAATCCTCCTTTTCGGCGTCGCTCATCTTGGACTTTTTGATCATCGCGGCGATCTCGTCAAAGAGGACATTTTGCGCGGCCATTATCTCGTCTACGTTGGCCAGTTCCCGGCGCTTCCGCGCATTGTCCATTTCCAGCCCCTCTGCGCGTGCTGTAGCCTCTCGCGTCCTCGCCTCCTCCAAGGACATTGCGCCCTCACTGCGAGCTGGTGGAGGGCGAAGCTGAGCGATTTCGAAGATGTCGTAGAGCTTTGCGCCCTTGTCGCCTTCTTCGAATTTCAGCCCTAGGTGCGAGGCGCGTTTTTCGACTGTCTCGCGGTTGGTGCGAAACATCGACGAGAGCTGTTTGATGCTGAACCGTTGCATTATCTGCCTGAGTGGGCCTGGGCGCGTTTGGCGATCTTGGCCTCGATGTATTTCCGCATGTCTGCCGCCTCCGTTGTCAAGGCCGAGGCAATCGCGCGATCCAGTTTTCCGCCATGCTCTTGATCGACGCCGAGGATTTGCAAGACTGCGGCCATGAAATCTTTCTTTCCGCCTTCGTTGGCCTTTTTGCCTTTTGCGTTGTCGATAGATGCCACTTTTTTCACTGCGCGAACCTTCCCGCCAAGATCGCTCGCGAGTTTAAGAAAAAGAGATCTGGAATAACCAGCGTGCCTGACTCGAGACGCGTAGATTTGATCGGCGATCTTTTTGTTGCCCTGCCCTCTTACTGCTGCTCCGAATTTGGTGATGCCAAACTTGGTTTTCCCGGTTGCGATGGCGTGCCAAATCGAACTCCCCTTTGGGTGATCGGTGCTGATTTGGGCTTTTACTTCAATGGCCGAGGGCATGTTTTTACTGGCAGTAAAAGCAACCCGCACGGCTTTTTCGTTGATGGCCGTTCCGGTATCCTTTCGAGACTCGACAAGATACTCCTGCAAAGCCTTCGTGAACTCTGCCATTTCCCAATCTGCTTTTATCCGGTCCATACTCAACTAAACCATGCTTCCGCATGTTCGCCAAGGATCTCCTGCATCTTTGCCGATGCGCTCCTGCCTGGTGGCACAATGTCGCAGCCGCGCTCGAAAAGGTCTGCATTGCGCAATTGCATGCCGATGCAGAGCGGAAGCTCATCCATGTAATATGCCCAAGTCTGGCCGGGGAGCTTTGCTGCTACCGTCGAAACGTAGTCAGCATCGCTCCCGATCACTCCCCCACGTTGGAGGTGTCGCGGCCACCGGAAGGAGATTCAACGGATGCGGACACGGTCTGGATATCCTCGCAGATCATGTTCAGAAGCTGCACGGCCTCGATCTCCTCCGCGCCTCCGATTTCGCCGCCCTCCTTGTCCCACCATCCCATCATCTCAATGATCGCTTGATCTCGATTGAGACAGGCGCGGGCCACGCGGGAATCTTCCACGGAGCAGAGCCACACCACCATGATGGAGTCGAGCGTAATTTGGTCCCAGACTCCGTTTTCGTCCGGCTTTGCGCGACCAAGGAAAAGAGAGTTTCCCATGCATCGCGCGGCAGTCGAACGGGATTTGGAAAAGGGCTTTAGGGGTTTGCCTTTGAACTGGTATGACCGGCTGCGTGCTGCAACTACGTCAGGCGTAACGCTGTTCTCTTTTTCGATGTCTTCAATGGTGATTTCACTCATGCTTCTTTTTTGGTTATTTAACCCATCTGCGGGCTAGTTTCTCAAATTGTGGACCTTTCGGGATGACGAGCGGAAAGCCCTCGCGCTCGATCTTGATGGCAGGATTCGCGGCTTTCCAGATGTCTTTAAGCTCAAGGTAATTGGCCACCCATGCCTTTACCCAAGCGAACATGGCAGGCATCCAGATCGCGTCAAACCGTTCAGCGATCTTTCCGCCGTTCCGCCTGCCTGTAGCGTTGCGAATGACATCGGGCATGTCGGAGAGCATTTGCGCGGCGCGCTCCTCCTCATCGGTAACGGCACGCATTCCAATGGCGAATTTGCCATCGGCGAATGACTTGATGTGCGCGATGGCACAATAGACGTGCAACAGCTCGAGATCGTCGGCGATTTGTTGCCAATGGTCTTCTGTTCTCGCGCTGATCATTCGTGCTGGCAGGGCTGCGGCTTCGTTCATGTCCTGCGAGGGATCGCGCCAGACTTTGGCGAGCGACAAGGGGCCGACGGTCTTATTGTCGAGGTGATAGCTGATCGTCCCCGGCTCGTCTGGATCGTAGGTAACGCCCTTTGAATAGACGTTAGAGACGCCTGGTGTTCCCGGCTCCAGCTCGACGCCAGCCGTGACACAAGCCGCGAAGAATCGCGGGCATTGCGTTGGGATGATATTAACTCCCGCCCCTTTTAATTCACTCATCCTCAGGTGATATCAGGATGCTTGGTAAAGTTCACCGTGGCCGTGGCCAGAGCGCCTCGCGATTGACTGATTTCGATGTCGTCCATGTAAAAGCCGCCCGTGGTGATGCCGTAGCCAGAGACGGAATTTGCGATGGTTTCGGCAGTTCCGAAAGCGACACCAAGAATGCCAGACAGAGCGGAGGTGTTGACCTCCCCGGTAATTGTGCAGGTGGTCGCAGTCAGGAAGTTGTAAACAAAACCAGTCGGCGATCCACCCTTGTCTTCGATGAAGAGCTTTTCGTTGGTCCAGCCTTGGCGAAAGTCGGAGATGTTGATCGCCGTTTCCGCAGCGACGACGCCTTTGATCATATTGGTTGCAGATACAAAAGTAGGAGTGGGCATGGCTCAGATGGGTTGGATTGTGGCGACAAGAGAATAGGTAACAATGCGGTCGTTTTCGTTCTCGACCGTGCGAGCTGCGCCGATCATTTCGACGGCTTGCCCTCGCGGCATGGTAAAGGATTTGGCGGAATAGGCCGACACGGTCTGTTTTGCAGAGTCGGCATTACCGATCATTTCGCGCATGAGTTCGCGCTGTTGTGCATCAAGATTGCGCGTCTCGATGTCGATGGAGACGGGGAAGATGTTGGTTCCGATTGGCTCTTCTGCGCCGCTTTCGGCCTTGATGCCAATGGAGGTTCCAACGCGATCTACCGGCTTGCTAGACGTAGCGATGAGGATACCAGGGAAAGCATCACGGAAAACCCGTGCGATGCTATCCTCGACTCGCTCTGCGAGGTCTGGGGTGGTATCAATCATTGGTCAAATCAATGGAAAGGATTCGGTCGCCTTCGGGCTTGATTGCCGTGATGCGATATTTCTGTCCTTGGTAAAAGACTGCCGCTTTTTTGCGCGGCGTCGTGCCTCTGTTTAAGATCGTAGCGGTGAGCGTGCTTTCGCGGTTGTCGATTCCAAATTCACTAGCCTCAAATGAGGTGTCGCCTTGTTCGATAATCGCCCTCATCTTGACGCCGTCGATCTCGATCATCTTGCCTTCAAATGCGATAAGATCGGCAAGGGCTGCTTGATGATCGAGTGTCGCGTAGCTCATTTAAGGATGGCTTTAACTTTGGCGGTTAGGCTGGCGTCGAGACCTTCGGCCAGAAAGGCGGTCAGGTTCTTGCGCTCGTCCTCGATCACCGTCTCTTGGTCCGGTGTGCCGTTGAGCATTTCGACAATGTCAACGATTCGCTGGATGCGGTTAACCCTGTCCGCAGTCGCACCAGGGGAGGGAAGAGGCGGAACCTCCCCCGGTGCGTCGTCTGCTTTCGCGTTCGAATTTACTGCGGGCATGGGGCGGGATTGTTTAGCAAACCACCGTGTAGGTGAAGCTGGTCGCGATGTTGGAACCGCCGCCAGTTTCGACGGCTTGGTTGACGGCGACGTATTCGCCAACGTTCTGGCCAAGCTCGAAATCCACATAACCAGCGTCGAAGCCGGTATTCCCGGTGATGACGTAGGTAGCAGTGGGATCGGTTTCGGCGGCAAGCGCCCCGGTCGCTCCGCTTTTCAGCGTAAGCGTGAGGAGCTTGGTGGCGACGAGGACGCTGTTCGCAGGCCAAGAAGCTCGGAGCTTCATGCCTTCGCGATGCGGTCCAGCGGGGCCGATGTAGATTTCATCGGAGTCGTTGTTGGCAGCGGCAGCGGGGAG